TATGGGGCTGGGCGACGGACCGCAACCTAATCGACGGATCGACAATCGAAGGGCAACTAGGAAAGCTTGCCGAAGAGATGCAAGAGCTTCGCGACGCGATCGCAAAACACGACAGCAAGGAAACTCAAGACGCTATCGGCGATTGCGTCGTGGTGCTGACGGTGATCTGTGAAAAGCTTAATTTTAGCTTGCGGCGTTGCATGTCCGCAGCGTTTGACGAAATCAAAGACCGCAAGGGCAAGATGGTCGATGGGCAGTTTGTTAAAGAGGTGGCGGAATGAAATGGCTACAAGGCACATCGCACAACGTCAGGCACGGATTTACTGAAGACGAAAAGGAGATCGAAAGCGTTATTGAGCTTGTCGTTGTTTTTTCGGAGACAAAGTCAAAGATGGTCGGGAACAAGATCGTAAGAGTTGACGCGGTATCAGATTTTCGTGTCTGCATGAGCCCGCTAGAGGCAACGGCACTTGCGGCGTCTCTGGTAGAGTACGCAGAGCAAGCCGAGCGGCAGGCCGAAAAAATTGAGGTGAAAAATGACTGACGAACAATTGCAAATTGTGATCAGCTTTAAAGTTAAGCAAGCGACGGAACCGCTTGAGCAGCGGTGGGAGACGCTTCGAAAGATTGTTACGGGCTGGAAGTCGCAGGCAGACAGTCCCGGCGGAAAAATTGCCTACGGTTGCGTTTTAGGCGCGATAGACGAACTGGAAAAACACCACGAGCCGCGGCGGAAACTGCCGACAGATCCTAGGAGGGCGAAGCCATGAGTTATCACGACAGACCCGAAGTCTCCGCGACGATGCTCAAGTCGATGGCGAGAGGCTGGCGACAATTTGAAGCAGAACACGTTCTAAAAACGGCACCGCGAAAGGAGACGGACGCGATGCGGCTAGGGACGGCGATCCACGCGGCGATTCTTGAACCGGACAAGTACGCCAAAGATTACGCGATGGTTCCTAGCGAATGCAGCGACAGGCGGACGAAGGGCTACAAGGAATGGGCAGCGATCAACGGCGATCGATTGGCGATATCCGCAGGCGACGCCCATTTAGTCGATCACCTTTGTCGACAGGTTGCGAAATGCAAAACGGCGGCGACAATCCTTGGGGCTGTTGGCGAAGCCGAAACCGAGCACACATGGGAGAGCTTCGGCGTCGACTGCCGAGCGAAGATCGACTGGCGAGCTGGTGGCATCATTGCAGACATTAAAACCTGCGACGACGCAACCGAGAGCCAGTTTGCAAAGACGATTGCGAGTTATCGGTACGACCTTCAGGGCGTCCATTACCTGGATGGCACGAAAGCCGACCGTTTTATTTTTATCGCGATAGAAACGTCGGCACCGTATCGCGTCCGATGCTATGAGCTTTGCGACGCGGATCGGCAGCGAGCCGAATCCGATCGCGAAGAACTACTGACGGAGTACAGGCGACGCAAGGTTACAAACGACTGGAGCGAGCAAGGCGAGAACGATTTGCGAACTATCTTTTTACCAAACTGGAGAGCATGATGACTACCGAAATTGCAGAACAACCGAAGCGGCAATTGACAATCCGCGAACAACTACAAGGTGACGGATTTCGAGCGGCTATCGCGGAGATACTGCCCAAGCACGTAACGGCCGAACGGATGGCCCGAGTTGCGATCGCGGCGTTAGGACGGACACCGAGCCTTGCGAAATGTACGCAGCAATCGTTCTTCGATTGCATGATGCAGTTGAGCCAGTGGGGCCTAGAGCCGGACGGACGGCACGCCCATCTGATACCCTACGGCGACAAGTGCACGTTGATCATCGATTACAAGGGCCTTGTGCAGTTAATGATGCGGACCGGCAAGGTCAGCAGGATTCACGCGGACAAGGTTTGCGTCAACGACGAATTCGTCTATGACCTGGGCGAAGTCAAAACGCATCGGCCTGTATTCATCGGTGATCGCGGCGAAGTCTACTGTTATTACTGCATCATCGAGATGCAGGACGGTGCGACCAAGTGCGAAGTTATGACCGTTGACGAGGTGACAAAGATCCGCGATCGAAGCCGATCAGGAAAGACGGGGCCTTGGGTGACAGACTTCGACGAGATGGCGAAGAAAACGGTCTTCCGGAGGGCTTCTAAGTGGTGCGAGCTTTCGGCCGAGATCCGTGACGCAATCGCGGCAGACGACGAAATTGAAGGCACGGTAACGCATCGCGGACCGACGACCACGACAGCGGACGAACTAGCGGGGCTACTGGCAAGCGATGAAGCCTAAGCAGCCAGCAGACCAACCCGCGGCGGTAATCGTCAATCCGATGGAGCCGCCGCCGGGTTTCCGGTTCTTCACCATAGGGCCGGAAGAAATGGACGCGATCCCGCTTTGCAAATGCGGGTCGCATAAGACTACAGAGACGCTCGAAGGTGAATGGCTCTGTCGCTGGTGCGAACCAGAGCGAGCACGGCAACGCGGCGAACGGACGATCGGGCTGCTCAAAGCACGGGCGAAGATACTTGCGACAATGTCACCAACTAAGCGTGAAGTTAAATGATGCCGACCGACGATGACATCACCGAGCACTTCGCCGAGCGTGCGGCCATCATGGAGCACGACGGCGGATTGTCGCGGAGGGTCGCGGAGTACAACGCGGCACGGGTGACGCGGGAAGCCTACGGAAGGCTGACCGATGAGATCGAGAGCCAGATGCGGGAGACGAGGGGCATTGTCAACGGTTGACAATGCGTTAAGATTTTAGAAGCCGTAGCGGGCTTACAACAACACAACCACCGGCGGTGCCTTCGTGCTCATTCGAGCTGGCCCGCTACGCCGCGCCGCCGGTGGCTTTTTGGTGTTATCATGGATTACGAAGAGTTCATCCGATCGAAGGTGCGATCGGCAAGGCCGCTGGGCTTTGAGGTTGCGGTTGGCGAGCTTCCGAAAGCTCTTAAGGGCTGGCAGGCTAAATGCGTCCAATGGTCGCTACAGCGTGGCAGGGCGGCTTTGTTTGAGGATACCGGCCTAGGTAAGACGATCCAGCAACTGGCGTGGGCGGATGCGGTTTGCAAACGATCGAAGCGGCCGGTTGTGATTCATACGCCAGTTGGCATTCGAGCCCGAACAAAGCGAGAGGCCGAAAAGTTTGGCATCGAAACGCCCGTTGCGGTGGTCGATGAGCAAAGCGACATCATCGGCGGCATAAACCTGATCAATTACGAAAAGCTTCATAAGTTTGACGCTTCGATTTGGTCAGGTGTAGTGCTTGACGAATCGCAGATCCTCAAGAATTTTACCGGGAAGATCAAACAGGAGTTGATCGACTCATACCGCGAAACGCCTTACCGCTTGGCATGTACAGCGACACCGGCACCCAATGACCACAAAGAGCTAGGCAACCACGCCGATTTTCTTGGGGTCATGCCGTCGAACGAAATGCTTTCGCGTTGGTTTATTAACGACACAATGAAAGCAGGCGGCTATCGGCTAAAGAAACACGCTCAAAAGGACTTTTGGCGATGGGTAACTTCATGGGCGGTTTGTCTTTCGCGTCCGTCTGATCTAGGCGGTAGCGACGACGGATATATCTTGCCACCTCTAACCGTTGAGCGACACATTGTGAGTGTTGCATACGATGGCGTCGCTGATGGCTTTCTATTCGACGTCGAAGGAATTTCGGCGACGAACATCCACGAAGAAAAGCGGCGGACCAACACCGAGCGAGCTAAGCGAGTTGCGGACATTGTGCGTGAGTCAGAGCGGCCGGCAATCGTTTGGTGTTACACCGATTACGAATCTTCGGAGTTGATGAAGCATGTCGACGGAGCCGTTGAGGTTCGCGGGTCGATGCCGGAGAAGAAAAAGCAGGATCTACTCTTAGGCTTTGCCGAAGGAGAGTTTCCGGTGTTGGTGACAAAGCCGTCTATCGCTGGGGTCGGGCTGAACTTTCAGGTTTGCAACACGCAAGTATTCGCGTCGCTTTCGTTTTCGTTTGAAGAGTATTATCAGGCCGTTCGAAGGTCTTGGAGGTTTGGTCAAACGCGGCCGGTGAAGGTTCATATCATCGGCAGCGACGCGGATGCGAACATCGAAAAGAGCATCGCCCGAAAAGGTGCCGATCACGGTTTGATGCAAGCGTCGATGGCGGAAGTTGTGAGGCAGTTCGGACTTGGCAATCAAGCCGAGTTAATGAGGGTCGGTTTATCGGCGTCGGCGGTTCCGACGATTCCTAGTTTCTTAAAATCAAAGGCAGGTGTATGAAATGGGTTGCATGAACGAACAGCACGGAACGGATTGGACATTTTACAACGGCGATTGCGTTGAGCTTATGCGAGACTTGCCGGATAACTCGATCGACTTTTGCATTCATTCGCCGCCGTTTTCTTCGCTGTACATCTACAGCGATTCAGAAAACGACATGGGCAACGCAGCGAGCGATGAAGAGTTTTTCCGGCACTACGCTTTTGCAATCAAAGAGCTTTATCGGTTGACGGTTCCAGGCCGCCTCTGTGCGGTCCATTGCAAAGACCTGCCGCGATATGCGAACGTCTACGGCACGACGGGGCTTATAGACTTTCCTGGGGCTTGCATTCAGGAATTCGAGGCCGCTGGTTGGGTCTTTCATTCGCGGGTAACGATCTGGAAATGCCCAGTTACAGAGCGAGAGCGGACCAACAATAACGGACTACTTCACAAGACCGTTAGGCGTGATACGTCGCAGGTGCGGCAAGGCATGGCGGATTACCTGATCGTTTTTCGCAAGCCGCCCAGCGAAGGAAGCGGGCTAATGTCCGACAAGCCTATCGTTAGGCCGAAGGGATTCTCCAGGTACATCGGCGAAGCGGGAAGCTCAAACGATAGTCACCCGTCGCCGTTTTCACGCAAGAAAAACGCGGCCGATCCGTCGATCGATATTTGGCGAAGATACGCGGAGCCGGTTTGGTGGGACATAAACCAAACCGACGTGTTAAACTTCAAACTGGCGACAACGGAAAACGATGAGAAGCACATTTGCCCGCTACAGCTTGGGTTGATAGAGCGTGCCGTTGACCTTTGGACGCTTCCGGGCGACGTCGTGTTTTCGCCTTTCGGTGGAGTTGGCAGCGAAGGTGTCGGGTCGCTTAGGTGCGGCCGAAAGTTTGTTGGCGTTGAGTTGAAAGAATCGTATTGGCAGCATGGTTGCAATTTTCTGCGATCACAAGAGGAGAAGAAAAACGTGCCGATGCTGCCGTTCGATGATGCGATCGAAGCCGACGACGTTTTTTAGTTGCGAACAGGTTGACAGATTGTTATAGTGTACGAAATCAGCCTTGGCCGGCTGACCAATCCAAGCCACCGCCCGGCGTTCTG